TTACTTTACTGTGACGCGAACGGACACTGTCTTATCACCGTACTTCGCTTTGATTGTAGCTGAACCTTTACCGACCGCTTCAATCTTCCCGTTTGTTACTTTCGCTACGGACGCTTTGGAAGTCGTCCATACTGCGTTATCATTCACAGATACCGATGCACCTGTATCATATTCTGCAGTAAGCTTCACGGTCTTTACATAACCCGGTGCGAGCTTCAGGCTCTTCTCGTCCACCGTAAGCTTGGTCAGCTTCGGAACTACGCTCACCTTCACACTAATGGCTTGTCCTTGATAGGAGCCTGTCAAAGTGGCTGTTCCTTCTGCAATAGCCTTCACCGAGGTAGAGGAGATCGTTGCCACCTGGTCGTTGGAAGATTGCCAGCCTACCTTGCTGGACAGAGTTACTTTCTTGCCATCCGCATAGTAACCTGTAACTTTAATCGATTTGCTCTTTTTCACATTCAATTCGATGCTCGTAGGCTCAACGACGATCTTCGTGATTTTAGGTTCAATCGTCATTGGAACGCTGATCATTTTATTAGAATAAGTTCCCTTTAAAGTAGCTGAGCCTTTATTCAGACCTTTTACAACTTTACCAGCAGATGTCGTCTTCACCACTGCATTTGCACCGGTAACTGTCCATTCAATATCCTCGGATACGTCACCTTCTCCGCCATCTTCATATACAGCCGTAACCTTAGGAAGCAATATCTCTTCACCGATTACAAGACTCATTTTTTCATCCGGCATGATGAAAGTGAGTACTTTTTCTTTTACGGTAAGCTCAATGCTTACGCTCTTCCCGCGAATGCTAAGCGGAGAACTAACTTCTGAATCAGGCAGCTTCGCCGTAAGCGTTACTTTACCTGAATCCTTGGCAATAATTTTATCGTCTTCAATCTTGGCGATATCTTCATTATCCGAAGTCCATTTCACATTGCTGCTGAAATCCATCTTATCATCGTCCAGCTTTGTAGCCGTAACTTTAGGAAGACTCAGCTTATCGTTCTTATACATTTCCAGCTCTGTCTTCTCTACAGTTAGATCCGTAATTGTCGGAGCAACGGTTATTTTAATGCTCTTGCTAACTCCAAGATGACTAACCTTAATCGTCGAAGAGCCTGCGGTCATGCCTGTAACTAAACCTTGAGATATGGTAGCCGACAACGGGCTCGATGAATTCCACTCAGCAGCTCCTGTTACGGAATCTGTTGAGTTTGCGCGACTTCTCATCTCTGCTTCAAGCTGCAGCCTTTCACCGATAAATATCAACTGATCCTCTGCAGGCTTAAGCAAAATCACTTCATATGGAGCACGCACATATACATCGATCTTGGCTTTAACGCCGAGATATTCAGCCGTAATCGTCGTTTTACCAGCAGCCTTAGCCTTCAGTTTACCTTCTTCAATCGTTGCTATATTACTATCCGAAGAAGTCCATTTCGCCTTCGCAGTGACATCCAAGGTGGATTTATCACTGGTCAATGTCGATTGAGCTGTTAGTGCTACTTCGTCGTCACCGATCAAGAGCTCTACATCTTCATCCGTTACGCTTGTTCCTGCACGAAGAATATTTAGTTCAGAATACGGGGAGCTTACCGTCGCTTTAAAAGAAGCCGTCAGTCCTTTATATTTGGCTGTAATCGTAGCTTCCCCTTCTCCAACCAGGGTGATTTTCCCCTTCTCAATCGTAAGCACCATGGAGTTCGAGGTAGACCAATCGGTATCAGCCGTAACATCCTTGGTATCCCCTTGACTTCCTTCGACAGCCGCTAAAGCAGTAACCGTCAAGTTCTTCTCATTGGTTCCCAGCTTGTACTTCCCTTTCGCTGAATATTCCAGCGTCAGATCTTTGTACGTGTCTACTGCCTTGATTTCTATCGTGGACACAGCAGAGTTGTTATAAACAGCTGTAATTATTGCACTGCCGCTCTTCAGCGGAGTTACAAATCCGTTGTTCACACTAATGATCTCCGGGTGGTCGGAGGACCAATCCACTGCTCGGGTCAAGTCGCGTTTGACTGACGAGCCTTCTACAGTTCCCCACACCTTCAATTGCTTGGTAGACTTTCCTACCGTCAGCTCAATCGGTGATCCGGAACCTTCAATATCAATCGAGACTACATCTCCTGTGGCGGCAAAGGCGCCAGTAGGAAATACGACAGCCAGGAGCAGCGCCACTGTAAGGAGCCATCCTGTCAGTTTCCTGTTTCCAGTCATTCATTTCTCTCCTTTGGTTGTCATGTCTGCCGGAATCCATATTCAGGCCTATAGGTAATATATCGACAAGCAGGAATAATTTCGTTACCCTAGACCAGAAAATAATACCTTTGTCCTATAAACAAAAAGAGATGTGCGATAATTGATCCCGATTACCGCGCATCTCCCCAAACAACAAAGAAACGGCATCTCTGCCGTTTCTAAAGGATGGATCGTCAGGGGCTCGAACCCTGGACCACATGATTAAGAGTCACGTGCTCTACCAACTGAGCTAACGATCCAAATTATGAATGTCACTATCAACTCTTATATAATAACATAGTGACTTGAGTGTTGCAATACTTATTTGCTGCCTGACAGCAACCACTGATGTCTTTCAGTGTCTTATAAGGAGTAAAGAAACGGGAGCTCTGCCCGTTTCTAAAGAATGGATCGTCAGGGACTCGAACCCTGGACCACATGATTAAGAGTCACGTGCTCTACCAACTGAGCTAACGATCCAAATTGTTAATGTCATTAATCAACTTTTACATAATAACATAGCCACTCAGGTTTTGCAACATCTTTTTGAAGCTTCATCTGCTCAGCAAGGATTAGAAAGGATCGCAAGTCCCTTCATCAAAATGAGGGGCATGCGATCCTTCACGGACCTTGTAAGCACAAATGCCGAGAGCGGGACTTGAACCCGCACGGTGGTCACCCACCCCAGGATTTTAAGTCCTGTGCGTCTGCCGATTCCGCCATCCCGGCTAACTGTCGACGCAAATACGATGCGTCTTATCGGGCAGCTTTTCTATGTACAAGAAAAATCCTGCGTTTGTTATTATAGCATGTAACTTCTGAGATAATCAAGTTTTTCTCATAAGCTGCTTTTGTCATGGGCAAACTTAGAACTGCTTAAGCTTGAAATTCTATACATTACACATTGGAGGGTCCCAAGTTGAAAAATTCAGACGATCATTACAAAATAGCCTCTCTGAACGATACAGCTCATGCAGTCACCATTATTAAAGAGGCCGAAAATCAGTTAACCCAAATCGCCGGGCATGAAGTCACCCTGATTGCCTACGAGAAGAACAAAGAGGAATAAATAGCTGCTGGAGCATTACCTGGTTGAATAATTATTTCGACCAGGTATGCTGCACTTCATCCATTTTCAATAGCTGATTATCCGGAAGGTTCCAGAGCCCAAGTCTCCCTGTTGCAGACAGCGGTCTCTCTAACAATCTCATACCGCCTATTTTCCAGGCAAATCTCCCTTCAGTGTAGTCCCCGAAGGCATATTCCGTTCCCTCCACGATATAGCTGTCATCTCCCAGGATTGCCGCAGTTCCCAGATCCGTTCCAACATAATGGCATTGTTCCAGTCTTCCCACCGCAATCACCGCTCCAAGCGGCAATTGTTCCGTGCTATACCCATGCCTTTGAAGAACAGAACGATAAGGCTCCAGTTGACAGATTGTCTTATCTATCGCTTTTCCTGCGTGAATGGCCAGTTCCCCCCTGTATTCCGTCTTCCAGCTGCGGGTCTCAAACTGCTTCTCCCCCAGAGCCACCAGGGTCGCCCATGGCTGCCTGATCGTGATTACCTTCATAAAGAACCCCCTGTTATTTGCTGATATTATGGACTCATTGATGTAGATATAGATAGACAAACATACAGTCATTCAGTAGTTACACGCGTATAATGATGTGAACCTAAAACAAAGGAGCTGAAGAAAAATGTCAGAATGCCATAACAAATGTCCAGAACAAACCGTATTTGACCCGCCAGCTGCAGTGTATCAAGATTACTTCCATCCACAAGTGGTAAACGTAGTGCATCCCGTTGAAATCATCAGACGACATCATTGTGTACCCGTGCCAAACCATCAATTCTGCTATTCTGTAAAAGACGTGTTTTGCGGCGGACCTGAAGTGAGAGGCAAAAAGCGCGGCCGTTAATCACACCTTCATACAGCAACATCTACAATAATAGCTATACCAAATACGAATTCCCTTTGTTCCATCAAATAATGCCTTGTATTCCATGATGTAAGTAAGCCAGGTCTCTCTGCTCGGAGGCCTGGCTTTGTTCGCCTATTAATATACCACAACAACCTATTGGCTGAAATAAATAAAGCCCTCAGTTCATTTCGTTGAACTGAGGGAGTTGAATCTTATACATTAGTCCTTAAAGCATTCCATTAATAAATGAATGCTCTGGAAATAATAACAAGCAAAATGAAGAGAACCAAAATAGCCCCCGTTGAACCCCATAATCCGCCGCCAACCACTTCACTCATGTGTGATTCCTCCTTTTATATAGAGTACACACTATCCTATTCTATTTTATCGAAAAAGATTGGACACCTTTCCCTCATTAATAGTCTATTTTAGGTGATGCTTGTACTGCAAGATATTCATCCACTGCGCCAAGCACTATCGCCGCTAGCACAGGCGTTAGCAACAAGCTATCAAATCCTAAAATCTAGGATTCTATCTCCTATAAACAGCAAAAAACCCTTGCATAGCAAGGGTTCTCGCATAAATGGGCCCTGAGGGACTCGAACCCCCGACCAATCGGTTATGAGCCGACCGCTCTAACCAACTGAGCTGAGGCAAACGTTTTTATGTGTTATTGTCCGTTTAATAAATCCATTGTCAACAGCTTTTATGAACGATTTGTTTTTACCTGTTATTATAAGTTGGTTAGCAAATGTGTTAGCAAATATTATGGTAAGAGATCCTACAAACCAGTATCAAAACATTACATTTCCTATAAGCATAATCAATAAATTTTCTATTTTCAATCCTTAATATACGTTCAAAATATCTCCAATCCGGATCCATTGCCATTCATCCCGATTTATAGCCAACTTTATCTCTCTACGATAAGTATGAATAGCTGTTACTATGCCTTCGAATTCAACATCGTCAAATTCACCAAATAAGCGAAGTGTAATTCGTTTGTGCTGATGAAAAGATTCTGACAGCATCAGCTGAATTTGCTCCAGCTCCTGAGCATCCAGGATCGGCCTTGTCTTCTTTGTTGCCTCCCGGCCTTGGCGCGCCATCGCTTCCTTGTGTTCAGGTAGTATAAAACTTCGCTCCCATATCCCACCGTCATCAAGTAACCCTGCCATACACACCGCCCCCTTAATACTTAGTCCAATAGTCAATGTTGCTTGATATCGTCGGCTTTGGTGTAGGCAATGATGTATCCCGCTCCCACCCCTCCAGAATCACAATGGTATCAAGTCGTGGGTTATCCGGCCAGAAAATATAATGTTGCTGCACCAACACATCCAGAGCGGATTTAATATCCTCGTATCGTCGGCCTGTCGTGCACTCTAATTCAGGCTTTGTCGGCATACGGTGCCTCTGTGATGAGAAGTTGAGTAGAATACGAAGCACTTTTCGTTCGAGATCACTTAACATGATATTATCTCCATATAGGAACATATGTTTGTATTATATGCCTGTTATAAGACTTTTATCAATATGAAAAAAAGACCACTCTTATTGAGTGAATCTTTACAAATTCATATTCCACAACATTAAATCACATATATAGGCATTATTGTTTAGACAATCCATGGATTTATTTGTATTCTTGTTTATGCAAATAACAAATGAAGGAGAATACATATGAAGAAATTATTATTACCGGTGTTCCTTACTATCCTATTAACATTATCTCTTATTCCAACTTCCTATGCGGCAAATGAAACTGAGGACATCATTTCTTATTTAAGTGGTAAAACTATAAAAACTGGGTCAAGCTCAACAAACTACTTGGGATCAACTACAGCAGTAACAGATGGTAATCATCAAACATGGCATAATATTAAAGCTGGAGTTAGTAATACCGCTATTCCAGACTACCTGATATATGAATTTGAGGCTCCCGTCAGTATAAACGCTTTTAAGATTTTCATTAAGGATTACGACAATCAAGTTTTCACATATAGATTACTTGATAATAAAGAGAACGTTATCTATTCAGTAGAAGGTGAAATCATTCCAGGAGATGATGGTATCTATTCTCTACCTTCAACCTATGATAATGTAAAAAAAGTTGTTTTATTTAATAGAAGCACAGTTAACTTAGATGTTATTGAATGGGATATGTATTTAAAACAAATGATTACTGAGCCAGATCCAGAACCTGAGCCAAACGGTGACCGCGCAATTCTTACGATCATCATGACAACTGGTCTACAAAAAGAATTCGACCTTTCGATGCAAGAAGTGAACGACTTTATTGACTGGTACGATGCCAAAGAAAACGGCGTAGGACCTGCAAGATACGGTATAGACAAGCATAATAACAATAAAGGTCCGTTTAGCAAAAGAGTTGACTATGTAGTGTTCAAAAACATACTATCATTTGAAGTAGATGAGTATAGTACAGTTACCGCAGCTACTTACCTGCAATAAAAATAAAGAAGCCTACTAACTTTAATTGGTTGGTAGGCTTCTTTGCGCAGCGGCGCGTCCGCATACGCACTTACAATATATCACGGTTCCAGAATATTACAAGTTATACCCCTGACCGCCGGGCCTTGTTGGATTACTGATAATGCCTAAGTAGCAAGCAATCCAAGCAGCACATCCGTTACAGCCAAGATATCATTCTTCATTACTTCGGTTAAGTCAAACAGCCCTGTCAAATGCCCAAGAAGTTGAAGCAAGAGCAGCACCTGGGATACGATACTAACCCATAAAGCATAGTTTCTCCATCTCTTCTTATTCATTGCCGATTGCCTCCTTGATATTTTTAACTACCCGATTGATCACGATTGCTGCCTCTTCCCGTGTGATCGGTGCTCCTGGTCTTGTCCCATCAAAATATCCGTTTTCCGTAGCTTCGTCCCAAGCTGCTGCGGCCCATGGGCTTACTTTGTTAATGTCCCGCTCTGCCATTTTTGGTTCCTCCTTAACTGCTGTATGAAATAACTCCTGTTCAGCTTTACGCCGCCTGACCAGTCCCGCCAGCACGTTACCACCAGCCTTGTTATACTTGGTCAGATTGTCCGCAATCTGTGCAATGCTGCGGCCCCTGCAAAGTGTCTGCAAGTTCCCAGCTCCGCAGTTATAACAGAAGCTGACCAATGCATCGAACTGATGTTGATTAAGCTGCGTGATCACAGGTACATATGCCGGATTGTTAACGTATGCCTCGTACTTAGGTAGGTCAGCAAGCAGCATGTTATCTGCCTGAGCCTGCGTAATGCTCATTCCTTGCTTAACATCAGGTCCATAATGCCCCCAACCAATCGTCCAATATGTTTCGGTAGGTACCGGCTTGTACGCCGTTAAGCGGCAGCCTTCAAAGTTTTGGATTAGTTTAATGCCTGTATTCGAGATTTTACGGTTCATGAATCCTCCCCCGCTTTCTTGGACTGTTTAACCAACTGATTACCGCACACCGCTATAGCGCCGCATAGGATGCCCTGTAAGACGCTTTGAGCAGTAAACCCTAGCAATACCACTGCAAACGCCACAGCGACCACAGTCACGCCGTAGATGATTGACCAGTCAGGCACTTTAGGCGTCTTCTTCAGCACAAGGCCGATAATCCAGCAAGCTACCACCACAATCAATAATTCCGGGTTAATAAACTCAAGTACTGCGTTCCATTCCATATTCGCTCATCTCCTTAAGATTTCGTGATAACCAGTCCAACCAATGCAACCAATACTAAACCGATAATAGTTGTAGACACCCAAAAAATGATTTTGTCGATACCATCAAGTCGTTTGTGCGCTGACTTTGATTTATCTAATGCTTCCTTTGCCACGTCATCCGATCTATCCAACTTTTCAACAAGACGATTCACGCTCGCCGCCATATCTGTAATCGCCTTGGTACTGTTTTCTTGCATAGCTTCAAGCCTTCCTACCTTTACGCTAATATCATTAAGAGCGGCTTGTTCCGATCCCACACCCCATCACCCCCTAGATAATAAATTTGCCCACCGGTATTCCGAGGGCTTAAGCTAAGGAAAATTTTCCTGAGCTACTCTTCACTCTCTTCACTTTTTGCAATCTCAGCTAGCTGTTTATCCTCTTCCGGTTCCAATCTTGATAATGCATCACCAATTTCTAAGTCCAAGCCTTCAAGTATTTGCTTCTGTTTTTCAACCGGATACGGCATCAGCACGGCATTAATCACTTGAAAAATTTCTTCTAATGGCCTTGTTGGGTCAATCTTAATATCTAATAAAGATGTTATTTGAGCCAATTTGTTCGCCTCCATTTTTTGGATAACACAAAAAGAGAACACTCCCAAAACGAGAATGTTCTCTAGTTATATTGTAGGTTGTTAATACTGCTAAGTTACTACGGATATTTTTTAATCATTTCCGTAAGCACCCTTGCTCCAAAATCTTTAAACTGATCCCATCCCCACCTTCCTACTTTTTCTATAACTCTTTTAACTTTCATTTCTCCAGACAATTCCTTTTCAATCTCTAGCTTGCTTTCAACATAATCTATTCCTAATCTTGTCATTCGGCAATTAACCAGGTTAATATGAATAGGAACTAGTCCTTGTCCACCATGTGTAACGATTAAATCTGTTATAAAACCTTCGTTGAACAATTTGTCTACAGCGACTTTGAAAACATCATACTCTAACCCAATATCAGTATGTCTAATTGAAGACATGTTAGGTATATCCTTTTGATATTCGAGATATAAAGATATTAACACTTTTTGTTTAGCATCAAGTTCTGACACTTACATCCCTCCCTACTCTATGTTTCGAGTTGGAGGAAATAAACCCCTTTTATTTCTGATTATTTCTTAAAGCAGCTAGGTGTGTATCTCGTTTGCGAAAATGATAGTGTCTAAATTCATTATGATAATATAACCAAAACCTGTGCCAAAAAATTTTAAGAGTCATACACGATCAACCTCCAAACAGGTCATGTTTTATATCCTTCCACGAAATAGAAAAAGCCCTCCAAATGAGGGCTTTCCTTACTTAAAGTGTAACGCTGTTTAAATACTTGATTACTACGTATTTTACTTTTCAAGTGCTTGTAGTGCTTCTTCTACTAAACGTAGTTCTTCGGTGTATTTGGCAATGTCATCATCATATTGCTTGAGTTGCTTATTTTTTTCTGTAAGATCAGGATTGTCCCACAGTTTTTTTAGGGTTTCGATCTCGGATAATATTTTATCCCGCCCAGCTATTGTTGGAGCAAGAATATCATTTTTAAGACTATCTCTTTGCTTCTCAAGTGATGCCTTGGAGTCTCCAATATACTTGTTAGATGCAGTTTCGTTTCCGACATTTAAATCCTGATCTTCATTTGTTTCAGTGGTAATATTAATCACCTTCTTTTTGTTGTCCACATCCAATTTGCCACCTATAGCGTCACTAATAGCTCTTACAGGAGCATTTGTTTTACCATCAATAACTGAGCCTTTGTCAGATAGTTCTTTTCCATTAATAATTACTGTATATTCACCGGTTACCTTTTGACCTACCAGGCTTTTTACTTGAGCAGCTAAAGCGCTGCCTGATGTCATTAACATTGCCCCAATAACAACACCACTCAACAAATATCCCCATTTCTTCAAGTCTATCATCCCCCGTTGGTATATTTACCCTTTATATTACCTTACGGAGTTGATGTGGTAAAGGTTCCGCCACCAGTATTCTGAAGGTTAGCCGAGTTCCCGTGGTTGTGATGGGCCGTTGTGACGGTGTGTCTGTGACTGTTAATTAAGGAGCGTAGAGAATTCAATTCTGATTGAAGCCCCGATATATCCGAGATAGATAGATTCAGCCCTGTTACGGATGTCCCTGGAGAAAAAGCGACATTGCCTTGTAAATAAATAGCACTGCCACCAGCCCCCAATCGTAGATTTCTATTAGCATAAACATAACCATCCCGATTGAAGAAAACTTGTGCATCTTCAACCATATCTTGAATAGCGAAAACAAGGGTATTTCCTGATATGCCGGAATACATCTCAAGGTCTGCATAATCAGATTTTAACTCCAATCTTTTTCTACCTGGTTGACTTGTTCGGATTGTAGCTCCGATAACGACCCCACCAATAACCTCTCCACCTTCAAAAGATGAAGCGATTGTTCTTCCTCTAATTTCTGCGCTATTAGCTATCATATGACCTGATGTACTTACTGTAAATACCCCGTTGCCTACATTGATTGAAGAACCTACAATGGCCCCATTATTGAAATTGGAACTATTGATTTGCGCTGAATTTGCTGTAAGCTTATTAGCTACTAAATTCCCCTTCATATCAACTCTAAATGGAGCTAAATTGAAGTCAGCGTGACCGGCAGCTATTCCATGCGTATTGATTTGGGTAACATCGTTTTCTTTGCCAATCAGCATAGAAACGAAATTACCAAACTGACCTGTTACCGTTTCTGCTAATACGCCTTTGGCCGTGATTGCAGCCCTAACCGTCTTCCAACCATCGGTTGAGATGCCGACTCCTTTTGATGTAAGCCGTACTTGCTCCAATGGATTTGTTTTCTCCTGAGCCAAAATTCCGCCCTCTGGAGGATATATAAGTTCCGTTTTACTGTTGTTGATATCTGCAATGACTTGCTTAGCGGTGGCTTCGAAGACTTCCGTCCGAATCTTACCGTTAGAGAACATATTGTCAACCAGATCCTTGCTCTTTTGTAGGTCGGCTATAATGTCTCCATAATCTCGTAGTTTGACATTAGAGATGGTTGGCTGGCTGTGTTTGTCTTTACTATACGGATATTCAATCAGTTCGGTTATTCGAGCCTTAAGCTTGTTCATATCCATTTTAGGATCGATACAGGTTACTACATCTCCTAAATTCGGCTTGAGTTCAGTTTTATCAATCTTGAAAAGATCAGCTGAAGATATGGTAGCTTCAAGTTCTGGCTGCTCCTGCTCCCGCAGCTTATCACGCATGGCTTCAAGGAGGTCTTCTGCCTTTTCAATATCCTGATTTATCAGTTCGCCATCATAGAAGGGAACGCTCTCACTGGCCCAATATGTGGCATATGGAGAGATTAGATAGTTAACCTCTAATTTTCCATTTACAATGGCTCCAGGTATTTGTGAAAGCAAGCCTCTTTCTTCATCCGTTAATTTGGATGCGTCCATTCCGATAAATGTACGTCCATCCTTCATTTGTCCGTATAGCTTCGTAACCAGCTTTTCACCCATGTCTTTAAACGAACTGCTGACAATATTTTTCTTAAGTCGGTATTGTAAGCCGCTGTCGGCTCCTATCTTCTTTTTAAGATGGATAACAAAGTTATCAGGTTCCACTTCGCATTCATACATCTTAATTACATCATTAAGAGCCTGTAGGCAGTCTCCGCGCCCCCAATCCTTAACGTCATGTAAGGCGAATGTATCGTGAATTTGGAACTTGAAACGTCCGCCTGTAGCCGCTGAGATTGAGTCAGTTAACGTAGTGATATGAACGCCGTATGCCTCATCAATGTAACTTGAATAAGGAAACTTAAAATCGTTGAGCTTGAACATGATGTGATTGCAATAGATATTCGCTGTTAGCTTTCTTCCCTCCCGGGAACGGCTTCGGGACTGAATGACATAAAATTGACCACGCTCATCTTGAACGTGGCCTTTGATTTGTATCTTTTCTTGATAATCTTCACTTGTCATCGGGACCATGAACGTTAATTCATAATCGCTATTAATACGTCTTCGGCGTTCGATGTCATATGCATCAATCAGTGTGCCTGTACGCCTCATATTTTTATCAAACACTTGCATAGTATCATTAGGCTGCATTAATAAGTCTCACCTCAATTCAATACAAGAACTTATCTCTGTGTGTAATACGGAACAAAATTTCTCTACCACTTGCCGGGTCCGTCCAGGTTAATCTATTTTCACCAAGGTTCAAATCAAAAAAATCACCTTCGTAGAGGTGAGATACATTGATACCATTTCTAGTGATCTTGAACTTGCCAGAGTCAATAATGATCTGATCCCCTGGCTTGAATACATCTGTAAACTCGATATAGTCAACGTGATAACGATTGGCATCCGCAATCATTCTGCCCTCGCCGGACATATGCACGCTTGGTCTGATCTCCCGTATAAAGGATGCTGAAACTCGCCCCTCGCCGCTCATTCTTTCAGGCTCCAAGGAGTATTCCCTGATATATTCACCCGTAGCTCGCCCTTCGCCCGACAAGTGAGCTGAAGCGTGCATATCCATTGAAGTAGCTGCTAAAGAAACCCTCCCTTCACCTGATAGGTGGGCCGATAGATCGACAATATTAACTTCATTTTCGGCTGGGGAGTTAAATGCAAGATTGTTAAATCCTCCACCAAACATATTCATTCACCTTCTTGCTAAGGAAAATTTTCCTGGGCTAATCATGCTTTATAATCCTTACCTGTGATAACCTTAAACTCTGCTGCTGTGATTACACCAAACTGTACATATAGCTTCAGTTGCACATCAGATACCCATTTCTTTTCGTAGAAGTATGACAGTCTTTCAAATTCACTATTAAACATTCGATTCGCCCCCTGTTCCCTTTGCTAATAGTCTTAGTTCAAGCGATGCCAACATTTGCCCAAGAACCTGATTCTGCATGTATAGATCAAGGATAGAAATATCCTTCTTGATCAGTTCGGCCCCTATTACATTGTTTTGCTGCTTCAAGTCCAAAGATGTTAAGTCTTGCTTTGTTTGTTCAGATCCTATCGTTGTAGTAATCTGCTGAAGTTCTATACCGTCCTGCTTCGTTTGTTTAAGACTTTCATCCATACTAATGATTGCTTCCTGATGACCGAATAGTTGAAGCTTCAAATCAGATACCTCCTCGCCCAGGAGATCCACTGGATCAGGCTCCTGTGGCTGCGGCTTGGTTAGTTCCTCGATCTCTTCCGCGCTCAGCCCTTCCACCCAATAATCGGATGGATCGGACAACTCGTCTTCTTTCCTCGACTCCCACGCCTCCAAATCAAAACGCGGCAAGTACAAGCCGGCAGGAACGGGGATGCCTACGGTATACCCGACAATCTCAGGTTCAACCTCTTCCTCCGGTTCGTCTGTCGCTTCGATATCGGTTTCAAGCGGCAACTCCGGTTCCAGCGCGGGCGGATCGGCATAAAAAGGGACGACACCGTAAAAGGCATCGTCCACTATCGTATCCTCCAAGTAGAGGCCGTCTATATTTACTTTAGGTACTGCTTTCAAATCCATCACTCCTTATATTTCTGCTGGGAACTGAATGCCATTAAGCGATAGCAGTGTATTGTCTCCGCTGTAAGCTCGAACCCTACCTGATTTGTCTATAATGATCACGCCTGTCGCTGCTCCGGAACGTACTACAAATGATATCTCCTCGGAAGGTCGGTATGCAGAAGGCAAGGCAAACACCATTCCATCGGCAGGTACATTACTAATCACTCCGCCTTTAATTAAACCTTTAAGCCATACATTACCTGCTTTGTCCTTTCCGTAGCCCACTTTAGCCTGCGCTCCGTAGTTTGTCCAGTTGTTTAGTAAAGTTGGAGTTATATATGATATAACGGGAATAGCAGCGTCTTTCTCCGCTTTCTTCTGCGTCAGCACCGATACACCGTGTAACGCTTCGGCTACTCCCGCCGTCAAATCGGATAGCTGCGCCTTTTCATTCACGGCTACGGTTCCGGTGATCGGGACGATAGGCGATTTGTCGAGTTTAAGATAGGTGACACTGTAGGCTGCGGATTGATCATAATTAGCCTGATCAACGTAAGCGTTGCCGCCACCATACCCATTCGCGTGATTTGTTCTTAAAACCCACGAGTTAGACTTTTTGTCGCTTTTGTAGACGGAAAGCAGTTCGTTGGACTTGTTAAGCAAATTAGATCCAGCAACGGCAGTATTGTTAATGTGATATGCTCCACCAGACAAAACAGGAATCGCCCGTTCCCGCAGCACAATCCCCGTACCTACTTCTACCACGTTATCGCCTTCGTGGAGTGTCAGGCATCCTTCATACGTGACTGGTTCGACAACCTCTTTGGCTAGGCGATATAAAAGGTTGTACGGTGTCCAGTTTGGAGCTTGAGCAGTTGGTAAAGTTCGCGTTTCACCCGTAAAGTCAACGCCAGTCACTCCGGTTTGTCCATCTTTACGATAGCACCATGCCTTTATCTCATCGGCAGCACCAGTATAAATAGACGCCCCGCTGGATGAATTCCAGTTAAACATCTTCCAACCGTTAAAATACGCCTTAATCTCGTCTACTGTCGGTGTGTAGGCGTCTCCCCATCCGCTGTAGGTGTTGGAAACGGAAATCCAAATAACACCTGGATTTACTCCGCCCATACCGCCAACGTTAAATATATCACTGGCAGGGAGTGGTGAACTAACTTTGTCTAAAGTAAGCGAAGCACCATCGTATTTAGTCATAAATGCTGCGAAATTTGAAGTGTCTTTTTGTGTAATTACCAACCGTATAATCTTATAGATCTTAGATGTTGTTGGTGAAAGAGCGGCTATTTCGATAATATCTGAAGTTAATACAACCTCTTTCCACTTCTCCAGCTTAAAATATTGCCCCTCACGCTCAAACAATACGTCAGGTTCGCTGCCGTCCGTTGGGTTAGCGTGTAACTCTGTCTGGAAGGCAAGCATAGAGTCTTCGCGCGGTACAAATGGTTTGGCTTCGGTGCCGAGTGTGAGCATCGGGTTATTAAAGGTAAACATTCCAGTAGAGGCAGCGTCTACGCCTATTAAAGTCCAGATTTTACGACTGTCGCTAGGGACGGTGAAAGTGCAATAAATGGTGTACGTCCCTGAGGTGTTTCTGTAATATGTTGTACCTGATAAATCCATATTTGAAGTCGTTCCGTTGCTATCCTCCGTAAAAATATTCAGGTACGTCCCGTATATGCCCGACGCAGTAAATACAGCGTCAACGTCCACGCTAAACGTAAATGCCCGATTTGTTGGCAAGGCCATAGTCGGACTGACTTTTGTTGCGAAGTCGGTGGCAGACGTTTTGACCAACTGCATCGCATACTTGCCCGAAACAGGGATAGAGAGTTGCGCGGACTCGTTCCACTCATAAAACGGCGGCAATAGATTCTCTCCATACCGTATTACATAGGGATTCTCTGCGCCGATGATGCCGATTCTGCCACTCCCGTTGATCTCCGATTTACCTTTGATAGACCCAAGATTAAATCGTGCATCCTTGGCCGTGCTGACTACCTGTAAGCCAGGTTGTAATGTGATCTCGTCTGTATCGGCTGTATTAAGGCGAGTTTCTAGTTCCTGTAATTCTTTTTTCACTTCTTCTACCGCTTCAGTTCCATTTATGACTATATCAGCGATAGCATCTTTTAACTCTTTTTGTACCGTAGCTGCCGCCGTATTTGCATCATCTGCTGCATTCTGTGCCTTCCGTGCCGCATCGGTTGCCGCCTTGACAGCCTTCGGCGTTGCCGCCCGATCTTCGGCTTCGCTGTCCGTTGCACTGGAGAGCTGCGTAATCCCAGCTTTGGTTAAAGATGCAGTTGGGATGTCAATATTGTCCAAATCCCCGCGCAACTTGTTTATTTCCTGCCCAATGTCGTTAAAGTCATCCGGCTTTACTACATCCGTTAGTTTCCAATCAGTTTTAGCCATGAATAAATACCTCCGCTTTTATAGTTCGCAATTAATCTTATCTCTGCTACATTTATTCTATAAAAGACATAGAGTTATCACTGGCCTTATTTCGGACAGTAAAAGGTCATTTGGAGGACAAGCATTCACTTTCCGCCTGCTTTTATCATTCTGTAATAGTTCTAATTTTCAGCACCCTTCGTTTTATTATTTTTATGCCCCCGGTATCCCGAGGGCATAAAAATAACCGCTACCTATACGGCGCGGATTCGTAAAACTCTTCATACTTTATATTTAATTATTCCCACGCCTCTATCGTGTACGATACCTTATCACCGATTAAGTAGTTTTGAATGCCAGCCATCTTCCCGTTTGACCACTTTATGTTGCCATACTGGATATTACTTAATCCTGCGCCACCGCCATAAGTTGTAAACCCGTTGTTATCAAACGCAACATATTGCGTACCAGGTGCTTTTATGAGCAATATACTTGCCTCAAACCCGAAATCAAAATTTACATAAGCGCTCTGACCAACACCAGAGCGGTATAAATACTTTTTGCCTGTATTAATCTGCCCTATCTTAATCGCCAACTGTGCCGGAGTATCGTTGACCGAAGCTGCAACGCCCTTATTTGTTAAAGACAAGAGTTGCAGATGTTATGAACATGGCGGTTGCCTATTTAACTGATGGCGGTGAGATGGACGGAAAAACAAACAAATATATCGTAGACCACTATGAACTTTTTCCTGCTGTAACCGCCGAATCAAAAAAGAATGCAGCCTCGCAAGTTGATGCAAGCATAACATCGAAACATCTTTTCAAAAATATTAAACCTTACATAGATAAAATGGTTGAAGTCAATGGTTATGTGGTGCAAATCCAAGAAGAAGAAATTGAAATTGGCACAGTAGCTGAAATTCACATCCTAGACGACAATGGTAATTCGATTATTGGCGAGTATATGAATTCTACTGGAGATATCCTTGATGGTGATGTCGTTACCATGAGAGGAGTTCCTACGATTCAATATTCATTTGATAACATAGGCGGTGGAACAACTAACGCAATCCTATTAACAGTATCCACTATTAAAAAAAGTCAATAACTCATAATGTAAATGATTAATTCTTAGCCGGAAACGGCTTTTCTTTTCGCTTTATAACCGAACACGCATTCCCCTACTGGAGGTTATCACCATGGTCAAACATTATCGAATGACTATTTTGGAAGAGTTTATAGAGCATACGTATGTAAGTGCCGGTATTACTTCCCCCGATCAGATTACCATTGATGAGCTGTCTACGCGGTTAAATGTATGGGTCCATTATGCAGAGATCGGCAGCCGAGCCCTAGAAGCTGTCAGCGGCATGTATAGCATGTTTATCGACAGCCGTTTACCCAAAGGCCAACAGCGTCTAGACTTCCTTCACGAGCTCTGCCACCTTCTCAGGCATGCCGGTAATCAAATGACTATGCCTGAATCGTACACCCAAATGCAAGAGCTCGAGGCCGAGCAGTTTGTTTTATATGCAGCTATGCCATCGTCAATGGTATTCCAGCTGACCCCAATCATGCCCACTATGGTAGATGCGATACCTTGCCTGGTTGATGTGTTTGACGTTCCGCCCGCTCTTGCAGTCAAGCGCATAGAGCAAATTAAACGAAGAATAATAGATGGCTACCGTCAAAGCAAACGGAGTGAACAGAAGAATCGTAGCCATGAGCCTGCCTGGTCACGCGAAACTAAAAGGGTCCTGCAGCAGTTGGATCGTCAATTAGTCGCAAAGGGATTGCCTGGTTACCAAGATCATGGTCTCATATAAATTTTAGGAGGATTAACAACTCATGAAAGGACACGTATACCAAAGAGGAAAAACCTATACTTATGTAATCGACTTGCCTTCGGATTCGTTAACTAGTGGGCGCCGTCAAAAATCTAAAGGTGGGTTTAAAACAGAAAAGGAAACCTGCTCAGCATGTCACATCAAAATTGCTGAAATCGAAAAAGGGACTCATGTTGATGATTCAAAAATTACAGTAAAGGAATATCTCGAAGAATATCTAGAAACACATGCTGAACCAAACTTCAAACCAACATCGTATGGTACAGAGAAAACCATTATAGAAGCGCGTATCATACCCGTACTCGGGAAAATAAAACTACAAGCACTTACGCCACGTACTATTAAATCCTTCTATGCAGAACTAAGAAAAAAATATTCTAAGGAATATGTAAAGGGAATTCACGGTGTTCTAAAACGTGCCATGAGACTGGCATATAGCGAATCTGGGCTATTGTCAGAAGACATTATGAGCAAAGTATCTATGCGAAGTAAAGTAAATGCTAACGAGCAAAAAGAAATACAATTCTGGACCGTTGAAGAGTTTACTCATTTTCTAAAATCATCAAGGCACCACGTACATTACATCGTCTTTTCGCTGGCCATATACACTGGAATGCGCCGGGGAGAAATACTAGGACTACGTTGGCGAGATATTGATTTTGATAATAGAGAGCTCAAGGTTATCCAAACAGTAAACTGGACACGCTCAGGCCTCGTTGTACAGCGTCAAAGACTGTTGACTCCATCCGTAGGGTAA